TGTGGTAGTTTCCTATCGCCGCTAACCCTGAAACTACCAAAGGGGGTTACCGCAGTGAGGGAGTGGGGCATCAACAGAGGTTTCACCTACTATGCCCAAATTTACCTACTGGGAATCGCTTACACCTAAACCCCCAAACTTAATCGGGGCAGTAGAACCACGTATCCCTCACACTATAGCAACACTTTATGCGTCCCCCCTTATTATTCCCAATTCACTCTCAAAACAACATAACCTGCTAATGCTAATCCAGTACCCATCAATGCTGGAAATATCCAAGGAAGCACTGTAAGAAGATGCACAATTTGAACAGTAATTATACCATAGAAAATGTACATAACCCACATACCTATGCGATTATGCCTACTACCACGTTTGTAGGGATGACATCCAATAGGTCCAGAATCCCACCCATCTTGCATGTAATCTTTAGTTGGTATTTCTTTACTCATATCAACCCCCATCAATGTCACATCCAATCATTGCACCAGTCACAATACCAGTAGGAATTGCCCACCATTGGTCTTTACCTCTTGAGATAGCAGTTGCTAGTCCTCCACCTATTAAACCGCCAGCAATCGTTCCTTCAGAGCAATCATTCGTATCTACATCCTCATAGACAGTCACATGCCTACGATATGGTCTTGGTTCTGTACTTACATGCCTATTTCTACATGGAACTTCAAAAGTATCATTCCATGACTTTACATAACCAGGATTCTCTGCTGTACCTGGAATATATTCTTCTCTATATTCTGTTCTAAAACAAGTTCTGCTAGATGAATATCCCTCTTGAGACTCATAAGGTATAGGAACAGGACTAGCAACTGCTGAGACTGGAGTGAGTGCTAATAACGCTGCGAGTGCTATTTTCATTTTAATTTTGTCAATAAACCTATTATACATGAAAAGGATTCATTCACCTAATACTTTGTGCCAGTTCTCTAAGTGCCACCATCTTAGTGAACAGTCCTTCCATATTATAGAACAACTTATAATTCTCTGTCGTTACATAATGTCCCATGATATCATTACCATCACAGTGCCAACCATAAGACTCAACCTTTTCTTCTATACCATCTATTCTCATCTTCTTACTACCATCCATGTAGGATAGGTATCGCTCGTCTAGGTTAATCATAGTTTTTGGTGGAATGTGTTAATATTCTAACATAGTTATATGATTTATCTATAAATTTAATACTCTCTTTATACTTCCGCAATCATTCGTCACGTTTGTTCATCGCATCCTCTACGATGTCTTGTAAGTTCTCAAACTCTTTCATACTCTCAATATCATATAACAATTTAGATATTTGAGTTATAACTAAAGGTTTTTCATTCACGGCAGCACATTTAATTGCTGACCTGATACTACCCTCTGCTTCAAGTAAATAATCTAATGTTTGCTGTGATAGTGCCATAATTAATACCTCGATGGAATTTTGTGATAATCAGTAGGAGTATATTCATAACCATATTTCTTCAAGTATTCTTCAAACAATTCATCAGGAACTTTACCTTCCCAATATTCTTTTTCACTATACTCCTGATTCATTCAGTTCATTCTCCTTTCGTGCTTGTTTCTCTTGTTTGAGTTGTTTTTTAACTTGTTTAGCATAATATACTTCTTGCTCACTATACCATTCTGGATGTTTTTTTGCAAGTTTAATAATCTTCTTTGCTGCTTTTTTGTCTGATAAGTTTGACATTAACCATATTAATTTACGTCTGGACTAGTATTTAGTACAGATTTTCCTCTTGCTCTGTTAGTAAAGTAAGAGTATCAGATGTAGGATATGCCACGCAAGTTAATACATAACCTTCTTCTAATTGATCCTCATCAAGGAAAGTTTGCTCCTCTTGATTAACAGTTCCCTCTACAATTTTCATTGCACATGAAGAACAAGCACCAGATCTACATGATGATTGATGATCTAAACCTTCCTCTTCTAGTGCATCTAAAATAAATGTATCTTCATCACATTCAAATGTTTCAGTTGATCCATCAGGTGATTGTAATGTGATAGTTGCCATTGTAATGTGTTATACAAACTATTATTATATAGATGCTATTTCATCTAATGTAAAGAGACTTTTAAGTTCTAATCCTGACAATTTCATAGCAGAATTTGCTTCATCATCTTCCTGTCGATCTACGATAGAAACAACAGTATTCACGACATAACCAGCATCACGTAATTTCTCTACTGCTTTGATGGCAGATCCACCAGTTGTGATTACATCTTCCAATACTGTGATGATAGTTCCCTCAGGTGGTAGCAGTCCCTCTATCCATGCCTGTGTACCATGACCCTTTGCCTCCTTCCTTACGATAAGACCATTCACTAATCTACTATCAAGAGCAGACACTAATGATACGCCACTCACTAAGGGATCAGCACCTAAGGTAAGACCAGCAACATAGGAAGTTTTCACCTGTTGTAACATCAATAAGCTAGCAAGAGTAAGACCTCTACCACTTAATGTAACTGGTTTACAATTTACATAATGCTCACTCTTCTTTCCAGATGACAGGGTATATTCACCCTTTTTATAAGCATCCTTCTTTAATAGTTCTAACAGTTCATCCCTCATCTGTCTCTTGCATTGCTAATAGTGTTGTGTAAGGTATCCATGCAGGTTCTTCATCCTTAAACTGTACCTGTACCTCAGTTATATTCTTCTGTAACCAGCGAGAGTAAGTTTCTCTTACCATCTTAACTGGACTGAGGGGATTTTTCATTTGTTCCATAGCATCTGTGTTATGTATCATTGTTATCAAATAGGTGGTGTTTAGATGTACCTGCATTATCATTTGATATATTTCCTATACCAGTCTCTTCCGTTTCTATCAAATCATAACTCCAATCTTCTATCACAGTATTGGAAAGCATCCTATCAGATAGAAGATCCATTTCTTCTCTTGCTATCTCTTCAGTCTCAGCATCAAACCAGAAGTCTATTGCTTTACCTATCCTCAACAAATGAGGTTTAAGACTGGGAGCAACTAAATGCACGTTTTTCATAACTGCATTACCAGCAGCATCAGATACAGATCCTCTCAATCTGACATGGACAAGTGCTTTAAATCTCATTTTTTAGTAGTGTTGCTACATGTTCTGTTGTGAATTGCTATGAATTTATCACCAGCAAATGTGCCTCCAAGACACACATCAATCTCATCACCATCTTTCCAGTTGGTTTCACCATTCATTTTGGTGTGGGTCATCGCTAATTGAATCTCATCAATTACTTTTTGTGTTAGTCTCATACTTGGATTACCTGTGAAATTTCTGGCCACTGTGCTTGCAAGTGGGTTTCTATACCTTGTTTAAGAGTCAAGGAACTCATGGCACATGACTCACATGCACCTAAAAGTTTAACAAATACAACTGGACCTTCTTCAAGGTAATCAATTGATACAAACTCCAAGTATCCTCCATCTGCTTCGATGTAAGGACGGATCTCATTAAGCACGTTGTTGACATTTAGTTCTGTTAATTCCATTTGATTTATTTTACAAAATTTACATCACGAATTTCTGAATCTGGTGAAAACAAATTTCCTGAAATAGAAATTCTATATCCATCACTGGTTTGGAAAGGATATACTCCGTGATTAAGATTAGCAGGAAACATTATAATTCTTCCTTCCCATCCCTTCTCTACAGGTATACAGTGTGATGCAATTTTTCCCAATATATTTGTATAAATGAATTGAAAAGAAGATACCATCTCTTTTGCTCTTCCCTTTATTACGTTTTTTACCTTACGTTCATCAGAAATACTGTATGGTATTTCCATCCAAATAACAAAACTAAATTCACCACCATGATTATGAATAGGATTATATTCATATTTCTTTTGAAGATTTACCCACACCTCACTAACTTGCCAGTCTTTTGAAACTCTTTTATCATATTCTTGGGAACTAGTAATACCGTCAACACCCAGACTATTTAAATATCCTTCTAACATTTTCAGTACGAAAGGAACAAGAAGATTTCTTGATTTTACTATTTGATATTCTCGTTCTATTACACCAACAAGACGCTCGTTCCAAGGAATATTACCATTTTTTTCTATATCTTTTATTTCACTCATCAGAGAATCGTATATATTTTGAGGAATATATCCTCTAGCAATTCCTGGATTTGGTAATTGAAAATAATCAAAAGTCATTTATTTTAACCCCTTACGTTTATAAGTTTCGATTAATTGAGCTTCTAATACATATTCTATACTATCTAAGTTCTCACGTAAATAGTCTTTCCAATAATTGTCCTCGATCAAATCATGAAGATGTGCTATATGTTCTAATGCATATACTATTTTTGTTTGGTCGTTCATTCTCATCTTTATAATTTTACAGTATTTCCTGGTAAACCTGATATAAGATCTCCTCTTAACATATAATTAAAAGCAAGAGATAATCTTTCCTTATCAGATTTATTAGGTGCAACACTATGCTTTAAATTAGAAGGAAATAAAATAAGATCACCATTTTGAGGAAGAAAAGCACAATCATTAGAATTAAATAGATTATCCTTTCTAGGGAAATCTAACACATTTCCAAATAACTTATTATCAGTATGTACTAAAACACTACCTGAATTTTCTGTAGTTGAAAGATACCATACACCACTAACAATAGAATTTGCATGAGTATGTATATGAGCAAAATCATCTTTTCTATGCAAATTTACCCAAGAAGTTACTAATTCAGGGATCATTGTATTAGAAATACAACAAGTATCATAAAGATATGATTTAACTTTATTAGTAATAAAACTTTTAACAATTTCCATCTCTGGACACTCTAAGATAGATTCATGGGTCATATATCCATTACTATGCCGTTTAAATTTTTGAGATTTTATAAACTGAAGCACACTTTGAGAAACACTAAGTTTTGTTTGCTGCAAAGGAGTTGAAAATAACAGAATAACCTTATCCACTATACCAATTCATCCAACTTAAATATACTT